AGCTAAATTGGCTCAACAATCTTAATCTTCTCGGCAACCGTGCTGTTTGGTGTCAAGGCTGGGAAGCGGCGGCAAAAGAAATTGAAAGATATTTGAGGGGTGAATAATAGTGACAGCTTATAAATGTGACCGATGCGGCACGCTGTTTAAACGAGAATGTATGCCCAAAACAACAATAGCTAAAAAAAATCCACCGTTGGATTTTGTTATCTTGACTTATGTCCGAAGTGCCAAGAAGAACTTGAAAATTGGATCGACGGAGTGCAGTCCGACAGCAGCCTTAATTCAACGCTGAGAAACGGAGCGTGAACAAATGAAAGATAATCCAATCTGTCCGCAGGCAAGCGAAAGGGCATAAAATAATTTTTGCAAGGTTAAAGGAATGCGTTGCGATGGAATCGGAAGATTTGAACCTGATTGTGAATTTACAGTTATAAATCAAAATGAAATGTGCCTCAACTGCTCGCTTTTTGGTGGTTTTGTGTTTGAACTTACAGATGGTGATTTTGAAAATCTAAAAAGCGGTAAAGTCTTGAGCTTTCTTGATGAATACAGCACATTTTTAATTTATAAAGGCGATTAACCGGTGGAAAGGAGCTATTATGCAGAATAAATACAAACTTCCCGATTATGTACGATCGTCCGCATTGTCGGTTGTTAAAAGCTACGAAGCGTATAAAAAGGATATTAAGGACGAAGAAAACAGAATACTTTCGTTTGGCAGCGGTCATTATGAGACAGTCGGGAAAGAGCGTGTTTATCTGCCGAGCGGAAAGGGCGGCTCGAGCTCTCCAACCGAGGATCAGGCAATGCAGCTTGAACGATTACATAACAGTTACAAATACAGATGTGTTCAGACGGTTGAAAACTCTATGAGTGAAGTGTTCAAATACGATGATTTCAAATATTCTTTGAAAGTCAGACAGGCTCTACTTCAATCGTGTGTTGACGGACGGAATTTCACTTTTACTTATTCCGGGATTGATGGAATGAGCTGCTCAACCTTTTATCGACTTAAAAACCAGTTTTTATATATCATTTCGGTGAAAATGAACTTCATTTAAGCTATTTGTGACAAAGAGGTGGTCAAAAAAGCGTTTATAATAATATCATTAAAATATATTTTAAAGCTGTCGCACATCGCGGCGGCTTCTTTTTATGGTGGAAAATATGAAAACACTCGCCGAGCTTGCCGAAGAATACTTGATTCAGGCAAATCACTTGAAATCAGAATTGAATAAGATCCCTAAGAATACGGACAACTACAAGCTGAAATACAAGCGCACTATGTTTGAGGATATGTATAACGAGGCAATGAGTAATTATATTCGGCTGAAAAACTATTATGAAAAATAAGGCAGAATGATGAAATCGGCAGACATGGGGGCTTCTAAATCTCCTGCTTTGGCGTGCGGGTTCGACTCCCGCTTCTGCCACCAAAAACAGCAAAAAAAAGAAGGTGAAGAAATGGTAAAGAAATGTAAAGAAAAACAATTGAATGCAAAACAGAAAAAAGCCATTCAAATGTAGGTATATCAAGGATTTTCGCAAGTACAGGTTGCAAAAGCACTTACCCTATCAGAAAAAACTGTTTCTTCATGGGTAAATCATAACGAATTTTTTATTGAAAAATTGAATGAAGAAGAGGCTAAAGCGGAGCGTGAGAGAAAGCGGAGATACAAGGGCGCTGCACAGGTCGCAATCAATAAGCTGATCGAGCTTATTGAGAGTACAGATGACAAGGCTGCTCTTGCCGCCTGCAAGGATATTCTTGACCGTGCCGGTGATAAACCGTCTGATAAGGTTGACCTTTCCGGCACTCTTGAAACGACGAATAAGCTCGATTCGATTCTCAGGCAGTTGAGTGACGATGAGTGAAAGTCTTATCCTCAGTCCGAAGTATAAGGACTTTTTGAAATATAAAGCGCCCGTTGAGTTTCTCGAGGGTACGACGGCGGCAGGCAAAACTACTGTCGGAATTGTCAAGTTTATGTTCAAGGTTGCGGATAGTGCGAAAAAAATTCACATAATCAGCGGACTTGATACGGGTACGATCGAGAAAAACATCATCAACAAAGACCTTGGCATACTTGACGTGTTCGGTGAGCTTGTAGAATACAATCCGTCGAGCAAAGGCGAATACAGTATGCCGCACCTGATATATCACACGTCGAGCGGTGACAAGGTAGTATATATTCTTGGCTACGATAACAAGGCTCGCTGGAAAAAGGCTCTCGGCGGTCAGTATGGCTGTTTGTATATCGACGAAATCAATATAGCCGATATGGAGTATATCCGAGAGGCGTCGATGAGATGCGATTATCTTATGGCGACGCTGAATCCCGACGATCCGAGCTTGCCGGTGTATGAGGAATATATCAATCATGCACGCCCGACAGATCGATATGCAAACGATGCACCGTCCGATCTGCTGAATATGCTCAATGCTGAGCCGAAAAGCGGCTGGGTGTGGTGGTATTTCTCCTTTGACCACAATGCAGGTCTGCCGCAGGCGAAGAAAGAGCAAATTATCAGCATGGTTCCGCCGGGGACTAAGCTGTATAAAAATAAAATTCTCGGCCTGAGGGGCAGAGCAACAGGGCTTATTTTTAGTAACTTTGACCGCTCAAGGCACATCGTAAACCGCAATCAGCTTTTGCAAGCCGCATTTGATAAAAAAATACGGTTTGTTCAGTTCTCGGCAGGGCTTGATACGGCTTATTCTTCGAAATCACCTGATACGATCTCGATGATTTTCCAAGGAATCACGCAGGACAGAAAGCTGATCATACTTGATGAGCGTGTTTATAACAACGCCGATATGTCAAATCCCATTGCGCCGTCCGATACGGTGCGGAATTTTATTGACTTTTTGGAGCGTAACCGTGAGGTGTGGGGCTTCGCTCGTCAGGTGTACATTGATTCGGCGGATCAGGCAACTATTACAGAGCTGAAGAAGTATAAGCGGCAAAATCCGTGCCTTTATAATTTTAACGGCGCATGGAAGAAAACAAAGATTATTGACCGAATTAACATGCAGCTCGGTTGGTTGCACACAGGCGATTATCTTGTATGCGATACTTGCCGAGTACATATATCCGAGCTTGAGGCGTATTCCTGGGCACAGGATAAGGATAACGAGCCCGAAGATCGCAACGACCATACAATCAACGCTTCGCAGTACGGATTTTTACCGTATGTGAAGATGATAGGAGAGATTAAGCAATGAGTTAGAACGATAAGGTGATTACAGCGATAAGAAATTATCTGAGAATAAAAGACCCGCAGAGCCTGAGCATAGAGATAGATCAGCTTCTGAGCTTCGATGCAGAGGTTTTCAAAAATCGAATATGGTACAGGGGTGAGCCGAACGAGCTTCACGAATTTTACGGTAATCTTGATGACGGCGTTGGCAGACAACATTTTTGGAGTGCAAAGCCGACAAGGGGCTGCAAAATTCGTAAGATACATACGGGCTTACCGGGAATGATCGTTGATGTGCTCACAAATGTGTGCCTTGACGATCTTTTTGATATCACACTTTCCGACAGACAGGACGAGTGGGACGAAATCGCAAAGGATAACAAGTTTACAGACCTTTTGAAAGAATGTGTTTCGCAGACGTTGGCTCTCGGCGACGGAGCTTTCAAGTTTTCATTCGATGAGAGCATAAGTAAATATCCGATTATTGAGTTCTACGAGGCTGACAGAGTAGATTTTGAATATGACCGAGGACGTTTGATTGAAGTCGTATTCAAGACAAAAAAGGTGCTGAATAAGAACTGTTACACGTTTAAAGAGCATTACAGAAAAGGCGGTATTACATATTCCCTTGAAAATTCAAGCGGTAATGAGGTCAATATGGCGGATTTTTCCGAGCTTGCCGAGTATAAGCCCGTGATGAACAAGGCGGAGTTTCTTCCTGCCGTTCCCGTTATTTTTACTCCGTCGGCAAAGTTCAAGGGTAGAGGTCAGTCGATATTTTCACGCAAGTACGATAATTTTGACAGCCTTGACGAGGTTTATTCTCAGTGGATGCTCGCTGTTCGTAAGGGTCAGATCAAGGAATACATTCCGAGAGATTTCTTGCCCTCAAATCCATACACGGGTGAAATTCTGCAAAGCAACGATTTTGACAATGAATATATAGTACTTGAAGCGGACGGCGGAGAGGGTGCAGTCAACAAAGTCGAGACTACACAGGGCACGATACAGCATGAGGCTCTTTTGGCTTCATATATTACGGCTCTTGATCTCTGCTTGCAAGGTATTATTTCACCGTCAACGCTCGGTATCGACGTTAAGAAGCTCGACAATGCCGATGCACAGCGTGAAAAGGAGAAAACAACGCTCTATACTCGAAACAAGGTGCTTTCCGTTCTCGACGGTATCATAAAGGACGTTATAATTACGGCTCTCAAATTCAGCGACACGCTTCAGAATAAGTCAACGGACGATCATATTGACATTACAGTTGCCCGTGGCGGATATGCGAATCCGTCGTTTGAAGCTCAGGTTGAAACCGTCAGCAAAGCGGCGGCCGCAGGCATTATGTCAACGGAAGCATGCGTTGGTGAGCTCTACGGCAACGATAAGGACGAGGATTGGAAGGAAGAGGAAGTCAGACGCATTAAGGAAGAAAAGGGCATTATCGAGGCGGACGAGCCGTCCGTAGGCAATGAAATTTTCGCCGGTGTTGAATAATGAGTGATTTTGATAAGGAAATAGCCGAGATCTACAAGGACATGGAGCTCAAAATGATTGAATCCATGAAACGTAATCTCGGATTGCATTTGGCAGAGGAAGTCGAAGCGGGTATTGATTATCCGCAGTGGCAGGCAATTAAAATCCGTGAGCTGCGGAAATATCAGCGGCACAATAAAATGTTGCTTAAAAATAGCACCCGAGGTATGGCAAAAGATATCAAAGATCATATCCGGGACGAGATGAAACAAGGCTCGTTGCACGAAATGAAGCGGTTTAAGGAGGCCAAGGGCGCAGGCTATAAATCAGCCGTAGCCATGAAAGACGGCTTCTTTAAAATCAACACCCGAAAGGTTGATACGCTGATAAATTCGGTTCAATCGGACTTTTCAAGGGCGAATAGGGCTGTATTGCGAATGATGAACGATACATACCGAAGCACGATATTTAAATACGGAATGTATGTCACGAACGGAGTTTACACCGAGAAGCAAGCATACGATGCGGCGGTCAAGGACTTTCTCAGCCGTGGCATTAACTGTATTGAGTACAAGGACGGGCGCAGGGTCAATATTGCCGATTACACGTCAATGGCAATCAGGACGGTAAATCAGCGTGCATATATGGCAGGTGAGGGCGAATTTCGAAAGTATCTCGGTGAAACGCTCGTTATTATATCCCACCACGCGACGTCTTGTAAGCTCTGTCAGCCGTTTGAGAACAAAGTGTTGATTGATGATGTTTATTCGGGCGGAACGCCTGACGATGGGGATTATATGCTGCTCTCTCAGGCTATGGCAGAGGGCTTGTTTCACCCTCGTTGCCGTCACGGCCTCGGAACGTATTACCCTGAGCTTGAGGATATCGTCCATTATGAGACGGAAGATAACAAGCTGAACGAGTACGGCACGGAAGAGCTAAATCGGGCGCATGTTGAGAACATGATCCAAAAATACAAACGGCTGACAGTCGGAAGCATTGACCCTGCCAATATTGAGAAATATCAGGCAAGGCTCAATGAGTGGGAGCGTAGAAAAGCTCAATTAGGTATTGCAAATTCCGAAAATAGTGGTATAATATTACCGTCAAAGAATTCATATAGTTTTAGGACAATCAATAATCAACACGACATTGCAAGCAACATTGTTTCAAATGGTAAGCCAACCTGCAACCCGAACTATTCAACCGGTCAATGGGGGTATACGCAAAATTGTCAGCGTTGTGTTCAGGCATATGAATTTAGACGACGGGGCTACGATGTAGTTGCTGCTGAAAGACCAATAAAAAACAATAAGATTATTTGGGGTTGTGAATGCTTTACTGATGCAAATGGCAATCCAGCTAAGTTTATTTTTGGGCAAACCGAATCGATGGTGAAAAAAGTGCTGAACAGTGCCACTGATGGTTCGAGATATACCATATATGTGAAATGGAAAGGTCGGAGCACCGGTGCTCATGTTTTTGTAGCAGAAAAGGAAAACGGAGTAGTTCGATACCTTGACCCACAAAACGGAAGTATGGATGCTTCCGGCTATTTTAAAAAGGGCTCGGCAGGAGGATTTGGATATTTCCGAATGGATGATAAGCAACTGACAACAGATAAAACAATCATTAACGCCACAATGGAGGGGAGAAAATGATCAATCTTAAAACAGGAAAAGAAATTATTGCAAAAGAGTTTTCTGAATTTCCAATCGGCGAAATTATCGACATTGGGGGAATGTGGGCATTTTGTTTCGATTCTGGGGAGCCACCTGTTCCCGGTGCCCTTATCGTTACGGTAAGTAAAGAAAATGGGGAAATTGGTTTTTTGCCTATTCCTCCAATTGAAAATCTTGATATAATTGAAAATGGAAAAGTAATTTATTCTGCAGTATAAAGCACCCTGAGAAATCAAGGTGCTTTTTTCATGCCTATAATTTCAGCGTTGCCGTAATGGTGACGCTGTTTTTATATCAAAAATACAGTTTGCCCGTATCTGAAACAACGGGGTGCGGATGTCCTTATCCGTAAAAAAGGAGAGTATATGGCTGAAGAAGTCAACAACACAGAGAATACAGAAAACGGCAATGTACAGCAGGACACAAATACAGGTGCGGCAAATACAGAGCCGGAGAAGAAGTATTCCGAGGAGGAGATGAACGGTATCTCCAAGAAAAACAGCGAAAAGGCTGTTGCCAAGGTTCTCAGAGAGCTTGGCATCACAGACAGGGTCAAAGCAAAGGAAATTCTTTCCAAGGCAGCAGCGGAGGAAGCGGCAAACTCAGAGAACAACGGTACCAGCGAAGAGATGTCGCAAATTCAGCAGGCGCTTGCCAAAGAGAGAGAACGTGCGGACGGCGCAGTGCTTGAAAGCCTGCTTCTTGCCGCTCACGTTGACGCAAAGAAGGTCACAAAAGCCGCAAGGCTTGTTGAACGTGACAAATGCGTTGACGATGACGGAAACTTTGACCGTGAAAAGGCATCGGCGCAGGTTGCCGAGCTTTTGAAAGAATGGCCCGAGCTTGTCGTCAAGGCTGACGAAGGTAACGTCGGCTTTGTTATCGGCGGCGACGGCAAACAGGGCGCAGATCAGAAGAAAACGCCCGAAAAGAAAGTTCCGCAGAAACGCTGGAACAGATTTAACTAAGAAAGGAAGATTTTAAATGCCAAACATTAACTATGCTCAGCAGTGGGCACCGGAGCTTCTTGACATCCTCATACAGGGTTCAATGATTTCTCCGTTTATCACAACCAATGTAAAGTGGCTCGGTGCAAAGACTTTCCACTTTACACAGATGTCAACCTCAGGCTACAAGAGCCACAACCGTAATGGAAGCTGGAACAGAGGTAACTTTGTTCAGGCTGATGTGCCGTTCACTCTTATGCACGACAGAGATGTTGAATTCTGCGTTGACAGACTCGACGTGGACGAGAGCAACGCAACCGCTTCAATCAAGAACATTTCCGAGACATTCACCAGCACACAGAACGTCCCCGAAGCAAACGCATTGTTCTTCTCACGCTGTGCGACCAAGGCAAAGTCACTCGCAGGCTATCACAGCGAGACGGCGATCTCGGCATATACAGCCGACAATGTGTATTCAAAGCTCAAGGGATATATCGGCCATCTTCGCCGTTACAGAGCGATGGGCGCACTTGTTATGTATGTTCGCTCGGATATTATGGACTTACTCGAAAGGTCGACAGAGCTTCAGCGTAAGGTCGAGCTTACTCAGATCGCCGAGGGCGGTATGGGTATTGAAACGAGAGTAACATCAATCGACGGTGTACCGATTTTTGAGGTCATTGACGATGAGGTATTCTATGACAGCTTCGATTTTGATTCCGAGGACGGCGGCTTCGTTCCCGCTTCTGCTTCGGCTGCTGTTTATGAGCTTACGTCGGACGTTGCGGTTGATTCAAGCAAGACCTACTACACACGCAGCGGCTCAGAGGGCGAGTACACATATACAGCTGTCAAGTCGCCCACAGTAGGCTCAATTTCGACCTACTATGAAATGACGAAGCCTGCCGTTGAGGGCTCAAAGAAGATCAATGTCCTCATTGCTTCGCCGCTTACGACTAAGTTCGTGCCGAAGCTCTCAAGCATCTATTATTTTGCGCCCGGCGGACACACTCAGGGCGACTGCTATCTTTATCAGAACAGAGCGTTCTCGGATGTATTTACTTTCCCGAACGGCAAGAACAACAAGATTGACAGCCTTTACGTTGACGTTGAGGCTTAAGGAGTAATCAACATGGCTTATGCTGACTTTTCGGATTATCGAAATATAATCGGTGAGGACGATATCCTCGAAACAAAAGAGATAGAGGATAATTTGGAGTTAGCCTCTGTCAAAATTGATGAAATGACTTTCGGACGAATTAACGGGGTGGGATTTGATAATCTCACTCCGTTTCAGCGTGAGTGCATACGCAAAGCGGCTTGTTATCAGGCACAGTATATTGTTGAGAACGGCTACGATGAAACCGACGTGTCAAGCTATACCGTCGGCAAACTGAGTGTCACACAGGGACAGCAGGAGAGCGGAGCGAGCAAAAATCATATGAACCCGACCGCTCTTGCATTGCTCAGAAAATCGGGGCTTATGTGGCGAGGTGCTTGATATGGCAAGGAGAGTTAAAAGGCTTGGCTTTCCCGATTGGCTTCTCAACAACGAATGTGTTATTTCCGTTGATACGGAGGAGCTGAACGAGGACGGCGAAACGGTCGTGTATAAGACCGAACCGATGAAGTGCATATTTGATGAGGCGTCAAAGACGGTGTTTACGGCTGACGGCAAGAGAGTAACGCTCGCAGGAACGGTTATCGTCAAGGGTGATTTTGCCACTGCATTGCCTATCTTATCAAGCGGCACGGTGACTATCAACGGACGGGCAATGCAGATATATTCTGCCGCACGTCCGAGAAATCCCGACGGCACGGTGCATCATACGGAATTTGAGGTGATGTGATGAACGTCAAAGTGAAAATCAATCACAAGAATTTGGCGGCAATAGAAGATATTGCGGCGCAGGCTCTTGTAAAAACGGCTGATGCCATAAAAACGGACGTTCAGCAGTCTCAAACAATGCCATTTGAGACCGGAGCACTTCAAAACCGTTCAACATTTGTTGATGATAGTCAGGCAAAGGATTTCAAGGTCAGCATTGTATCCGATACACCGTATGCAAGGCGTTTATATTTTCACCCTGAATATAATTTCAGTCATTTACACAACAAAAATGCAGGCGGTGAATGGTTTGAACCGTATGTAACGGGAGAAAAACAGGATTATGCACAGCGCATATTCGAGAGGTTTATGCGCAGCGGAATGAAACACTTAGGAGGATAAAATGACACTTTCGGATTTGAGGGATTATTTCAAGTCGGATTTTCCGTGGGAAGAAAGCATTTCCGTCGGAAAGATTGACAAGAACAAGGAACGGGCAGTGTGCTTTTATCATTCAAAGGTTTCACGTCCGAAAATTAACACAATCGGCGGCAAGGCTAACAGATCATATGCCGTGCTGCCGATTTCAATTTTGCTGCGCTTCGGCAAGAATTACGAGGCGGCGGCAGAAAAAGCCAGAGAGATTTACGATTTCTTTGACGAAAAAACATTTGACCTTAACAACGAGCGTGTTTTTGTTATATCGCCTTATAACGCACCCATTGATTTGGGTACCGACGATCAGGACGTGTACGAAAATTCGCTCGAATTTGATTTATATATTACAAAGAAAGGTGATTGATTATGCCAAAAGAATTTAAAGGTGTATTTCCTGTAAATGAAATGGACTTTAAGATTGATAAGAGTTCGGAAACTTCACGTTCGGCAAGTCCGTCAGATGATGATTATGTTTCTATTGCCGATATGGAATCGGCTTCGATAGCCGTTGATACGGGTGTTGAAACTTGGAATCCGTTGGAGGCTAAGGGTTGGCAGAGAGCGCTTGCGACGTCTAAGTCCATTACGATATCAATGTCGGGCAAGCGCAATATAGGTGATCCCGGTAATGACTATGTTGCAAGCAAACTGTTGAAAAACGGTCAGGCTTGCAATACGTCATACAAGATTTCATTCCCGAACGGTGATACTCTCGTTGTACCGTGCGTAATTCAGGTAAAGAGTATTGCTGGGGCAGATTCAACGAACGTTGCACCGCTCGAATTTGACCTTGTATCCGACGGTAAGCCCGAATATACAGCGTCAGCAAGCACAAGCTCAACCGAAACGGGATCTAACTAAAAACAAGGGGGCAGGGCGACTTGTCCCCAATTATTTTTTAAAAGGAGTTTTTTTATGAAAATCATTGACACAAAGGGCGCAATTCTTTCGGGCGACAATCACCCGTCACTTAAAATCGGCGACAAGCTCTACACGGTTGACGATCGCCGTTCCACATGGAAGAAGATCGAAGCTGTTCAGAACGACGACAGCGTTATTGAAAAGGACGAGGAAATCATCAGACTTGCTCTTGGCAAGGAGAATGCTGACGAAATCCTCAACAACAAGGACCTTTCCGTCCTCGATTTTACAAATCTCACATTTTTTATCATGTCCGCTATTACCGGTGAGGACTATGACGAACTCAAAAAGGCGGCAAGAGAAAGAAAAAACTAACCGAAGAGTCGTATTACGATGAAGATTTCGACGAAGCTCTGATTATATCGAGCTTTGCCAAACAGTACGGAATACGATTGATGCAGGAAGATATTTCTGTCTCGGAATACAGAAAATTACTTGTTGGAATTATGGGCGATACACCTCTCGGCGAGGTTGTGAGAATAAGAGCGGAAACCGACCGTGAAACGATTGAACAAATGACGGTGCAGGAAAGGAAAATTCGCTCGGAATGGCAGAAGTTTAAGGCTTCTCAGAACCAAACGCCGCAGATAACAATATCGCTTGAGCAATTCCAGCAGATGATGAAATCATTAGCGGGGTGATAAAATGGCAAACGTAGGAACGCTCACTTTTTAGCTCCAGCTGAATAAAGACCAATTTAAAAAGGACGTTGTATCTGCTGCTAAGTCGGCACAGAAAACCTGCGGACAGTCCGCTACGGGTATCTCGTCGGCGTTTACAGGTGCTTTTAAGAAAATCGGCGTTGCGGCGGCAACTGCTTTTTCGGTTAAAGCGATAACGGCCTTTTCAAAGGAATGTATTGATCTCGGTTCCGACCTGACGGAAGTGCAGAACGTTGTTGACGTTACTTTCGGTCAGGGAGCAAGCAAGATCAATGCGTGGGCGAAAACAACAGCGTCGGCATTCGGAATATCCGAGCTGTCGGCGAAGCAATACAGCGGCACAATGGGCGCAATGCTAAAGTCAATGGGATTGACGACAGCTGCATCACTCAATATGTCGCAAAAAATAACCGAGCTTGCGGGCGATCTGGCGTCATTCTACAATCTTGATGTTGACGACGCTTTCACAAAAATAAAGTCGGGAATTTCGGGCGAAACCGAACCCTTGAAACAGCTCGGTATAAATATGTCGGTGGCTAATTTGGAAGCCTATGCAATGTCGAAAGGCATTACGACGGCTTATCAGAAGATGTCACAGGCAGATCAAGCACTGCTGCGATATAACTATCTGCTATCCGTAACTGCCGATGCACAGGGTGACTTTTCACGAACATCTGATTCCTGGGCGAATCAGGTGCGAGTATTATCCCTAAACTTTGATTCGCTGAAAGCAAACATCGGTCAGCTGTTGATAACAGCACTGACACCGCTTTTAAAACAGCTTAACACGCTTATTGAATATGCAAACAGGGCAGCAAGTGCGATCGCAAGTCTGTTCAGCGGCTCTGTCGCAACAGCCACTGCGGGAGCAGGGTCGGCAATGTCTGGACTTTCGGGCTCGGCGGTTGACGCTGCAAACGACATAATGTCGACGGGCACAGCGGCGGAAAAGGCGGCAAAAAAAGTCAGAAATGCCTTTGCGGCATATGATGAAATCAACACGCTGAGTAAGACCGACACAGATGGCGGCAGCTCTGATGCCGAAAGTGCTTTAGGCGGTGTCTCATCCGGAAGTGCATTTGATACAAAGCAAACCGATAAGGGTTTGACAGAAACCGAAAAGAAAATTGAACGTTTAAAGAACAAGCTGAAAGGCTTTTGGACTGGCTTTTCTTCCGGCTTTGCAAAAGAAAAAGCCCAGCTTGACAAGTTGCTCAGCCAAACAAAAAACATTTTTAAAAGAGTTTGGAAAGATATACGATCTCTTGGGTCACCTCTTAAAAACTGGGCTGAAACGGATTTGCTTTCATTGTTCGAGACTTTTGCGCATACGGTCACTGATATTTTTCTCGGACTGTGGGATACACTCAATCTTGTATTCGGTTCTACTTGGGATAATTTGATTTTTCCTTGTCTTGAGAAATTCATAACGGTAGGCTTGCCGGTTATGACACAATTCAGAGAGCAAGGCTTGTTAACGCTCCTTTCTGCTTTTAATGCGGTCAAAGAAGTTTTTGATAAAGTGTGGACTGACGGAATAATCCCGATAATGCAGTTATTCTCAAAAGTCTACTCTGATGCTCTTGATATTGTTGCGGACAAATGGGTGAAGTTTGGAGAGCCGATTTTTGACGGAATGCGGGAAGCAATTGATAACGTCAAAAATATTGTCTTGAATGCATGGAACGGATTTATTAAGCCGTGTCTTGATATTGTAATGCAGACGCTCAATGAGATTTGGGATGAGCATCTCAAACCCTTGTGGGATAACATAACCGATTTTGTCGGAGAACTGATAACGGCGGCACTTGATATTTATAATAAGGCTATCGCACCGGTGTGTATGTGGTTACAGGATAAGCTATATCCGATCTTTGTTTGGGCTTTTCAGAACATTGTTGATTTCTTAAAACCAATAATTGAAGGTATAATAGATTGGTTTAATGGCATTATTACAGCACTTAAGGGCGTAGTTCAGTTTATTGCAGGCGTATTTACAGGTGATTGGAAGAGAGCCTGGGAAGGTATTAAAAATATCTTTAAAGGTCAATGGCAGCAAATAGCGTCTCTTGTAAAGATACCAATAAATCTAACGCTTACGCAATTTGAAAAACTTATAAATGGAATGCTTAAGGGTTTCAATTTCTTTGCGAAAGCGATTAACAAAATACACATCAAGATCCCGGATGTGTTTGGCGGCGGTAGCTGGAATCCGTCAATCCCGACTGCTTCAATGGTTACATTACCACGCCTTTATACAGGCGGCTACCTTAAAGCCAACAACCCTACACTTGCAGTTGTCGGCGATAACAAGCGTGAGGGCGAAATTGTTACTCCCGAATCAAAGATCAGGGAACAGGTCGAGCTTGCAATGCAGAAAATGGGTGCTGCTGTAAATAATGGCATTCAGACGATCAAGCTTCAAATTGAGCTACTTATTAAATATCCCGACGGAAGAACAGTCATTAAGCAAATCAACGAAGCACAGATAGCCGAGGGTCGTATTCTTCTTGAGATATAAAGGAGCGTTGCATATGGAAAAATATGAAGTATAGGTCAACGGAAAAACTAAGCTCAAAGCCGACCAAATGAGCTGGGAATATCCGCAGACCGACGGCGACGGCAGCGGCGCAACCGATGAAAATGTAATGATAAGAGAGGTTTTACCTGAAAGAGATAAAATCTCTCTTTCTTTTCAGGGTGAGGGACTGACCGAAGCCGACATAAGAATGATTTTGACCGTCAGACATTATGAAACCTGCACGGTCAATTATTATGATCTGCACACGGGAACAAGGGTTACACGAACTATGTATCCCGTTTCCGATGCAATAAAAACTAAGTATATGACGGACAGCGGCGAGTTTATCGTCGAGCCGTTTGAATTGCGGTTTATTCAGACGATACCGGTTTAAGGAGGAATGATATATGTATAATCCCGGCGGAGAGTATTTGTCTTACATAAAAGACAGCATAATCCGAAAACCGAGATCGAAAATCGTGGTTGACGGAAAAACGTACACGGGACTGAAACATCTTGTTTCAGTCCCGAAAATCACGCACGAAACAGAGAAAATGATAGGCGGCTTCCCGGCAAAGACCTGTGAATTTGAAATTTATAATCTTGACGGCAGCTTGAGTCTCAACGGTAAAGAAGTTCAGATTTACCGTGGACTTGATATCAGCGACGCAAAAACGGTGTGGGTGCCTATGGGTTTGTTTTATGCTGATGGCGAAGATGTGACGAATAATTCGACCAAACGCACAATTCAGTTCAAGGGGACAGACCGTACACGCCGGTTTGATTCTCCGTTTACAAAGACGTGGGCTGACGGTATTATCCCTGCCGGATATACTTTAAAGGCTTTAGCAAACAAGATCTGTGCCGTATGTGGTGTTACTCTTGATTCGTCAACAGAAAAGAATATCCTGTCTTTTCAAACCACAGAAAAAATCGGCGTTCCGGAAAACACGACAAACAGACAGGTTATCTCGTGGATCGCAGAGTTGAGCGGATGTATCCCGATTATATCAAGAGACGGTCAATACCTTGTGTTTACAAGACCTACCGTTAAACAGTATCAATATGACGCAGGGCAGGCGTATGACAGCGGCTTTTATGTTGACAAGCGCAAATACAAGACCCTGTCGGCGGAGCCTTTATACGGCGCAATTAACGCCGTATCTTTCGGACACGCCGATTATGACGATGCGTATGTTTATCAGGATGACACAGATGTTGCAACAAATGGCTTGCACGAATGGCAGATCAACGATAATGCTCTTGCCGAAAATAATAAGGCCGAGCTTGCACCGTTAGTTTTCGACAAAATCAAGGGGATGAAAATCTATCCCTTTAATTTAACTGATTTTATCGACGATTATCTGTTTGACCTCAACGACGGAGTTTGTATCAAGAAGAAGGATGGAACTCTCATTACGACATATGTCCTCGGAATGAGCACTACATCAAGAATCAGGTCAAAATTTAAGGCGGGTACACAGGAATCATCGGCGGCAGACAGAAACCTTGCAGGCAGTGTAAAAGCTGATATGAAAAGCATTAAGCTGAGTGTTGACCATATAAACAGCCGAATAACAGCTATGGCAAAGGAATCGGAAGATAAATTTGCCGAGATTAATCTTGCTGTTGAGGGTTTCAATACGAGAGTTATGGATCTCAAAACAGAGGTTGAAAAGAACTATGTATCCAACACCACATACAACACTTATGTTGATCAGACCGCTGAAACACTGAAAGCACAGGCAACATCAATTGAAAAAATTACAGCTGCCGGGTATATCAGTTCCGATGAGTGCAAAGAGTTGATTTCAGCGGAAAAAGGTAACATCACCCTTTCCGTCGAGCGCAACCTGAAAATCGGAGCGAGAAACATATTGCTTGATTCGGCACGGTTTGGATCATTTACTCCGACAGGGGAGCAGGCGAACGTAAAAGTCACGCCTTTCGACGATCCGGCGGTGCCGTCGGGTGTGTATTCAAACGTGCGATTTAATTCACAAATAAACGGCACGGTCGTCTTTTATTATTCGGCGGCGGATATTTTGCAAAGTCTGAAAAAAATTAAGGCGAACACAACATATACCTTATCGTTTTTTGCAAGGTATAAGTCCGGAATTGATGATATTAAGGATTTTGCACCTAAGTCGGTGATCAGCGCCGGAAGTGCCACGGTTACATATGACAATGACAGATGCACAACGCCGAAGCTGTCGACAGCGTGGCAGAGATACATCCTGACATTCAAGCTGACCGGCACTGTTTCGGACTTCAGACTGCGATTTTTATTCAACAATTGCAAGTCAACGGACGTCTCAGCGTTTCAGCTCTCGTCTCTTAAACTCGAAGAGGGCAACGTTGCTACGGACTGGTCACCGTCGGAAATAGATATGGTAAGTGATGCAACTTATCAGTCTTTTATAAAGTTGCTGCCTGACAAGATAAGTGCAGGGGTTGAATCGACAGTTACAGATCAATACGTGGCGGATAAAATAAATCAAAAGTGCGTATCGGTTACTCTTGGCACAAGCGGTGTTACCATAGAAAATGGAGCATTAATTCTTAAAGATGAAAACGGTGATTCTATGATTGATAGTTCAGGTATTCATAGTGAACATATAAACTTTGGAAATACAATAAATATCGACACAATAAAAAATGGTACAGTCATTGATAATAACGACGTTGATGTTTTAACACTGAGAAACTATACAGGATCTGATACAGGAATGGTAAATGCAAAAGCAGCTGTGCTGGCGATGTCTGCAATCCCTGTGTTAAAAGCCTTGTTCTGGAACAATTCTAAGAATTGGTTTTGCCACAAGACTGCTACAAACTCTATTACAATTGCAGAAATTGATAATGTAGAAGAAACACAGGTGTATATGCTTACGTTTGATGTAATTCTTGCAACAACCACAAACGGCAAGGCACTATTGCCACAACAAGTTGGATTGACAACTGATAAAACAGTTACATGTGAAATTGGTGTGGATACATTGACCGCTGGAAATGCGACTGTTTCTGGAAAAACGTATCAGTATAGATATGGCAGCCTTTCTTGTTCAATTAGAGGTTATGATTTAATTAAAATTAAAAAGGCAAACAGTCAGAATGCCAAATTGAGGATATTTTCTATTGCAATGGCTAATCAAGGCACATCAAGCGATTCTTTGTCGTGGCTTCAGGCAATGAATAGTCCGACCGCTGATCATATGGGATTTGTGGGAAACTTTAAACTTACTACTTTTGTTGGAGCCACGCTCAATGCAAGGGCACTCTTAAACTCAAACACGAATTATTATTTTGATCTTGGTACCGGCATTTTGGCAGCTGATGAAATAAGTTGTAAAAATTTAAGATCGGTAGCACTCCCTTCGGCACAATCAACGGATGATCTGAAAAAAGTATATATTGATCCCTCAACAGGACAACTGTACAGAGAACTGTAACAAGGAGGCAAACAATGAAAATCACAATCGAACAAATATTAATTGCTCGTGACACACTTTCACGGCTTGCAGAGCGGACATTGCCCGTCAGGCAGAGCTACGGTCTGGCAAAGGTTGTAAAGGCCGTAAATGAAGAGTTTGCTATATATGAGGGCGAACGAATCAAGCTCTGTGAAAAGTACGGCACTTTAAACAGGGAGCAAAATCAGTACGATATCAACGACTGGGACGGGCTGCGAAAAGATATGAATACGCTTGAAAGTCAGGAGGTCGACCTTGACGTCAAGCCGATTGACATCAGCGGTCTTGAGCTTTCTGCACAGGACATCATCAGCATTGAGCCGTTTATCGAGGTGATCGACGATGATTAACAAAATCACAGTCAGTGAGCGGAGGGGACTGTTTCCACAATATAGCAACCTCGGCACGATAGGGGAGAAGAACGCAACGACGTTGTTGTTTCTGCTCCCTTCGTCGTTGCAGGGGTATGACAAAAATATCGTCTGTGAGACCTCACAAGGCAGTTTTAATTATGCGGTATCAAACGATTCCTTTGACCTGCCGAGTGAGGTTCTGACGGACAGCACCCTTAAATTACAGCTCATCCTCAAGGACGGCGACAAAGTCATATGGAAGTCAATCCCGTACACATTTACGCTGTTTCCCGCCCTTGACTCCTCCGGCAATCACGGAGACAGTGAAAAGGACAAGCTGAGGGCGGAGCTGGCACAAAAGCTCCACGAGCTCACAGGTAAGGATTACACCGATTGCACGTGGGATCAGCTTATGGCGGAGGTTGCCGATATATCGGAGATTACTCCCGAGATACAGGAGCTTATAGATCAGGCAACGAATTATGAAAATCTCCTTAACAGTATGATAACCGCACTGTGGGGATTTTACGGAAATTATTATACAGAGACAGAGGAGGTAATGGCAAATGGCGCTTAATTCCGAGTATTTTCCGAAAATTTATGACGGAATGCTCAAACATAACGGTCAAGTCGATGACAAAATTGACAAGATCAAGGACAAGATCGATGATCTGATTGACAAGGAAAACCGCAAATACATTGTCAATCACGATCCACAGATTGAGCTCCCTTTTGAAGAGGAATATGCTTACATTAGGGACAAAGTTGACAAAATCAGATGCGGCGAAAGCCTTGATAAAAACAGACGTTTGGAGCTGTTTACACATATCTTTATTTCGGGTTATCTACCCAACGGTGCAACAATCCATTTTGATGATAGTGACACGCCCGGCTACTCCGAGCTATATATCAACGGTGTACCGTATACATCAGATTACACTTGTCGGACAACAGAGGATGGAGCGTGGGAAAAAATCAATATCCTTGCCGTGCAGACTGAGGCTGATCCTCTTAATGGGGTAGAGGGTGTCTTGCGTGTCCATTACAAAGATATACCTCTTAAGTCTTTTAAGGTGGTGCTATATGATGATGTTGCTACGCAGATCTTCCCGATTATTGACGAATTATTTATAAGTCAAGAGATTGATACACTCATTTGCTATGGTGATTACCGGTGGACATATACTAACCCTTCCACACTGAGAGTTTGGAAAGGCAACAAGGGGATCGTTTGGAGAGCAAGTGCTTATTTAGGTAATTTGCAGGAGTTTATTTTTCCTAATGTTGCCTTTATGCCAAACCTTAATTATCTCTCAGGTGACAAGTCCAATCTTCGGAAGATAGACATCTCAAATTGCCGTGGTGTAGTAGCTTATCTGCAAGCAGCGCAGCTCTCGAATGATCTTGTCTTGCAGTGTTCGCGCATCGGAGACAATGCTTTTTACTGTGCAGACATTAAGAGTATTGATACAGGGGCTTATTGTACAAATATTGACGGGAAAGCTTTTCTGGGCAGTAAAATCCAGTCGGCAATAATCGGAGCAAGCGTGTCACTCATTTGGGAAGAAGTTTTTAGGGGGTGCAAGTTTTTAGAGCGAGTCACTTTCAAAAACGCTAACCCTGTCAACTTAAGTGGTGGTAGTGGATTTGCATTTTTCGGCTGTGTATCACTACAAGACATTAACTTTTCTTACATTCAATCAATGAAAACAAATACGTTTGAGCAATGTACCGTCCTTGCAAACCTAACTTTTATTGATAAGAGTATATCTTGTGACCTATATTTTAGTGCATCTCCCGTAATCACCGAACAGAGTTGCCTTAACATTATTAACGCTATTGCCGGTAATGCAAAAATCAAGGTACAGTTACATGCAACGGTTAAAACGCAGATGACTAATACGTGGTACTGCAAGCTGTCCGACGGTAAATATGTGTCCTGTACCGCTGAGGACGAGGGAGCAGTCACGCAGGCGGCGGCGATTCTTGCAAGAGGAGGAACATTGACGTGATTAAACAGTTAAGCAAAACATATAGTAAGGAGCATTGCACTTGCTATGACGAGTACGACGGTGACACGCTTGTTGCCGTTATGATCGAGCCTGAGAGCGGTTACAAGCTCAGATATGCTGACAGCGATGACAGCTATGATATAAGTGGATTTGCACTTGTCAATGTAAATGCGATTGATGCAATCGACTGTTATATGGCTGTCGAAGAAGGTACAGAAACGTCGACAGAGGACGAAGAGATTCCCGACAGTCTGTCGCTCGCTATAATTAAGGGGGTGTATGACAATGACGAGAGCGGAAGCTAAGGCAATACGGCGAAAGGTCGTACAGGGTGAGCAAGTTGAAAAGCTCGGTGGTATAACTGAGAAAATCGAGCAGTCGGACAAGATAGGTTTTGACTGGCATAACTATTATGTTGGAGATAAGCTTGTAAAATCTATATACGTCGAGCAGGACAGCCCAGTCGGCACGCAAGACAACCCGTTTGAATGGTCGCCCGGTATGAAGCTGATACCGAACGGATATTACACATACAACGGCAAGAGGTATGTTGCAATTGCCGAGGGTAGCCCTGAAACAATCACAGAGGAATATCTCGTTGAATTTTAAGGAGGAGTCAAAATGACACCAACAGGAAACAGACTTATTGACACAATCATATATGTCGCAGGCTCAGCAATCGCATTCAATGTGATTTTGCCGATCTGTGCCGTAATTCTTAAAGCCCTCGGGC